GCTACACTTCCAAGGTGAAAGGGATTACCTCTCAGCATCTTTGTTCCCTCAGAGAGTTTACCTCTCACAAAGACACTGTATCCTTGTTCATATGGTTTCATGTGATGTCCACTATCTCACACGAATCACCGGAGCAAGCAAAAGTCTGAGAGGATTGTGTGTTGTCCTCTTTCTCATAACTCTGAAACTTACTCCAATCTATATGACTGAATTTACTGCTAAACTCATTGTATACATCTTCTGTACACTCCTGATAGGGTGCTTGTTGGTAGGTGTGATCGGAGTGTGGTAAGAAAGAAACACCTGACATCTCGTCAAAGTGTTTGAATACAAATGCACCCACTTCCATCCACTCATCATCTCGCACAGAAATGGTCACTGACGGCTTGTGTTCACACCAATGCCTCTGATATGTGAGCCACGTTTGTAGCTGTTCTATGGCCGTCATATCGTCCCTCATAACTGATTTTCTAGGTGACTTCATAGGAAAGCTAAACACCGTTTGTGTGTCAGGTTTCATAACGTCCGGCTCACTAGGTATGCCACTATCTACCATGAAGTTAGTAAGAGGATCTTTATTATCGCCCCTAACAGTACGGATATAATAATGGCTATGACGAGGGTGGATACCACTGCTTGAGTCAACAAGCTGTGATACTGTCCCACTTGGTTTGACACAGGTGATAGCCGTGCTTTGTGGGATTCCAAAGATTGCTGACCATTCTTTGTTCGTTTCAACAGCGATCTGCCGTAGTGCCTCAAGTGTTTTATCAAGTCCATGTTTTTTTCCACTAGTTAATTCATTATCCATTATACCTGTAAGGCTAACACCAAGAAGTCTTTCCTCTTCAGTGTTGGTCTTCCACACCTTACGTAGATAAGGGAACTTAGTTAAGGTGGCTTGTGCTGTACCAAGTATAGTCGCAAGCATTACCTTCCTCTTCAGATCTTCAAACTTATCCTTCTCTCTAATAACTACTTCTGTTAAGTTACAAAACTGATAGGGTCTAAGTATTATTTCACTGCAAGGATTAGTGCCAAACTCATAGTCTGCATCTCTCCTGCCAAACTTCTTTGCCTGTTCCTTTGCAGAGATTCGATTAAATATACCACGTTCTCCTGACTTTGATTCCACAAGTGCTGTCCATTCTCTTAGAAATGTTTCCCCATCAGGCTTGTCAGTGTAGCATACAGAGTTATTAGAGAGTGCCATCTGTGGTGCTGTTTCCCACCACTGTCCTGATTTAGCGTGTCTCATGCGCTGATCTGATAGATTAGATAGACTGATCATAGCAGAACGTCTAACACCACCTGACACTACGACTTCTCCAACCTTACACATTAAGTTGTGACAATCGTAGCTAGACAGTTTGCGTCCTGCATTGTGCTTAAATAAAGCTGTGGTAAAGTTAAATAAATCAAGCAAGGGAGCAGGTCCTGACGCTCTACCACCAAAGATCTGTAGCCTGGAACCTGCAGGTCTGACCTTTGATACATCCCAATGTGGAGACTCTCCCATGTACAGATGTCCTATAAGTTTACGCAACGCTCTTGCCCATCCTTCTTTGCTGTCTTGTACATCTATAACAGTATCAACCTGTTCTATCGTTTGTGGTATCTCAGGGAGTTGATTGACGTACTGTCTTTCCACAGAGAACCCAACACCTGTGCCACACAGTAGTATGTACATTGCTTCATCAAAAGATTTAGGATCATCAACAGGCAGATAGCTACAGTTATATCCTGCTGTGTTATCTCTTTCTAACGCAAGACCTGCTGTCATCAACGCTCTCATAGAGGGCATTACTTCTAATTTAGTTATGGCATCTTTGATTTGTTGAACAGGTAAATGTCCTTTCACTTTCAAAGACATAAAATCAACATATCTGCTGACAGTTTCTTCCCATGTTTCTCTTCTATTTTCGTTTGGTAGCCACCTAGCATACCTAGATACAGCTATAAATTTTTGATAATCGTTCATATGTTTGTTACCTTTATATTTTTAACGTGTATTTCATCCATGTCGTAAAGTAAATCTTTTACAATATCTCTTACAACAGCTTCACCTTCTCGCTTTTTATCTTCCTCAGCGTATACCACAGGCATTAGATTAGAATCCTCATCTATCTCCACCTCAGCTAGTATTTTAAACTTCATTCTATTACACTCCTATTGTCTAAATGTCTAATCATAGCTTTTAAATACCACTCTGCTTTTCTTAAATCCTCAACACCATTTTTATATCGCCATCTGTGAAGATATTTTATCACATTACCCTGACAATAGGAAGAAAAGTGTTCGCCTAATTGTTGCTGAATATAGTCAATACATTCCATACCACCACTGTTGTAGTGTGGAGGACTATTCACCGTATCTACTTCCACTTGCTCAGTGTTCCTAGTTGTATTCGCTTCTTCTTTTCTGTCAACCATTTTTTAGGTATCTCCTTATCTGTCCATTTAAATCCATATTTATCACACCAATCACAGTATCTAGTCTTTGATCCCTTGTTAATAAAGTTGTATGCGTTCTGAAACAAAAAACGTATATCTAACTCAGGGTATTGTTCTTGTATAAGTAAATGCTTTACTCTGTCTCTAGGCCTAAACCACCCTTTCGCCTCAATAATAATACCATTGTTAAGAACAAAATCAGGCTTGTAGATCCTGAACATTTGCACTGCGTATTTGATTGACATTTTTTCATATCGAATCCTTTGTTTAAGGAGGCGCAACTCTTTGGCTACGCTCTCCTCAAATTTACTCCTGTACTGTATCTTGGGCATCAGCTAATTTTACATAGTTTACCAAGGGTGGTGTTGCAGATTTAGAAACCTTTGATGGTAAAACTTGAAGATTATCCCAACACTTTTCTCTGTAAGAACACAAGCTACATTCAATACCTAATTTTAAGTTACCACTAGGTTTGCCGTAGTACGTTTCCTCTACCGGCTCGTAGCATCTTTCAAAAGGTTCATCATTATTTATGTAGTCAACCGTGCTTTGTATCTTCTCCATCTCTTCATCTACGTTCACTGCATCAGCACTAACGTATTTAAAGTTTCCGTTTGCTTTGTTTACAACCCACCATCCACCGACAGGAACACCTTTCGCTTTTGAGTAGCCAACGAGTTGTGACACATACCCAAAGCTGTCTTTGCTCTGTAGTGTTTGAAAGTCTGTAAATTTATTTTCGTATGCCCAAGGCGAGGATGATTTAACGTCATCAACCTTTCCGTTTAGTACAAGATCATACGTCCCATCAATATTAATGCTCTTTGTTTTTAAAGATACTTGTTCACTATCTTCAAACTTAACTTTTGCCGCCCTTAAAAGCCCCTTAAAGACAGCCTCAGTTATATCTCCAAGCATCATATTGATGAGAAAGAAAGGGGAATCAGAGAGTTTTTCCTCCGGATGGTTTTTGTCAAACCACAACTGACACTTCTTGCGTCCAATGTTTGACATTCGAAGTTTAAACTTTTTCTTCTCCCCTGAGAATTGACGACTCAGAGCATCCTTAACATCCTTAGCCACAATGTTAATGATAGCTTTGCTCATGCGAGACTCACCTTGCATAGCCTTCTGTAAGAAAGAATGAATCGCCACTTCTGCAGGATGGTTCATGTCTACTCCTCAATCTCAACGATGTTAGAAGCAATAGCATCTTCCTGATCTGATAGCTCCTCAGGCCTACGATGCTCCTCCCACTTACTCATCGTTATTGAGTTCATAGACTCAACCCACTCAACAAAGTTATTCAACACTTCCTGATCGTCAGTGGTGATCTCTACTACTTTACCTAGTGTAGGCTTTAGAACTGCGTAGGTTGCCCCACTAGGAATACTCTTTACTTCTGACCCAAGGTGCAGTAGGTGTTGAATGGGAAGCCTGTTCTTTCTTTGAATCTGACTAAACATATCCGTCATAGCCTTAAAGCTATCTCTGTTTTTAATCCTCATCAAGAAAGGGAACTCTTTAACATTCACAGGTTTACCATCAGCGTCCTTGGCTTTGTCAAGTGTACACAGACCAAATATGATTTTGAACCTATCAGTTGCTCTCATAAGGTCTTGTGTCTCTTGTGGCAACGAACTAAAGTCTTTTACATAGCCTGAAGGTCTACCACAGTTGAAGCCTCCATAGTTATCCTTTAGATCTCCATTAAGAGATGTTGCCATCACAGTTCGTAACATTCTGCCCTCGCCTCCGTCAGGTTTTTGATATGACTTATCATATCGTTGAAACTGAAAGCGTTGCATAAAGGGACGAACCGTTATCTTATCACTATAATATATAGTGTCGTCCGGAAAGGTAACAGAGAAAGCTCCGGCTTTTACAATGGCGACTTCCATTGACTCACCGTCCACCTCTTTTGTACCCATCACGTTCTGATGAACTTGCTTTATTTCTGCCAAAGCTGATGTGCTTTTTGCAGGAACATTTGACATACCCATCAACTCAGCTAAGTCAGTGGGTGATTTACCTATTATCTCTAATGCGTTTTCCATATATTTTACTCCTGTTTAGAAATGCAATTTTATCAGTTGACATCTTTAACGTCAAGCCAATTATTACCTATTTTAGCCTCTAGTAATAACGGAACATTAACATCGATATCAAAGTGGGACTCAACAATACTCTTTAAATTTTTATTTACTTCATCTATGATTCTAAGAACGGTTGCCTCCTCTAGTGGATGCACATCTAAAACCACGGAATCGTGTACACTATTAACCAACATACTCTTATAATCCTCTAGTCTTTTCTCTATCTCCAACAAGACTATTGGAACTATATCACCTGTAGCAAACCCTTGTACAGGATAGTTTTTAATCATGGTAAAGTGGGTTGGAGTTCCACTTGCCCTTCTCTCCACATCAGGAAAAGCATACTGCCTACCTGAGGGTATCTTTATTCTGCCAAGGTTTATGGCCTCGTCACCTAACTTCTTGTGCCACTTGGCTATGCCTTTATACTTGTCCATAAAATGTGTGTAATACTCAGCCTCAGCTTTCGTTCTACCGTACCCTGTAGCTCCGTAGAGAGGCGCAAAGGTATGTGCCTTAGCTTCTTGCCTAGACGTAGGCTGTCCGGCCTCAGTGATGATCTTTGCCGTGTAGGAGTGAACATCAAATCCGGTTGACACTTCTTGCATGGCAACTTTGTCTTGCGATAAAAGTGCAGCAACTCTAAATTCTAGCTGTGCAAAGTCAGCCTCTAATATTTTACCTTGCATACCAAACTCAGGACTATTCCAACGAGATATAAACACTCTCTTCACCGGAAACGTACCACCTCTAGGCATATTCTGCATGTTAGGATTGCGTCCACTAAAGCGTCCTGTAGCTGTGACATGCTGTGTAAGGCTAACATGGAGCATGCCGTCTTCCTTTGTGTAATGCTCTATGCCATCAACAAAAGCAGAGAGGTAACTTGATATAGCACTCTGCCTCTTGAGATCCGTGAGGAAAGTTTCTGCCACTTTCATCTCTTTTGTTTTAGCTATTGTTATGAGATGCTCTAAGTTCCCCTTGCTTGTAGAGAAACCATTGGCACTAACCCACTCTTTAGAGGGAGGAAAGAACCCTAGACCTGCCATCTGCTTAATCTTGGTTAGGGTATACCCTCTCGTATCACACTCCGGACATCTGTTTGGCTTGGCAAAGGGTGTGCCATCCTTCTTTTTCTTATGTATCTTACCTTTACCGTTGCAAGTTTTACATATACTAGCCTTAGTCTTTACCATCATGGCACTATTATCTTTGACAGCCTGTTTAAAATCGTCCTTTGAGGCCACACTATCAAACGCAACTGCCCATCTCTTCTTGTCGTACAGTATCCGTGAGTAAATAACCTGACTAACTTGCTCCGGAGAGTTGAGATTTATGGGTGTGTCCCCCATTAACTCCTTAACTTGAGCGTTTAGACGCTGTTCAATACCAATTAATTCACTTTCAAAGTCCTCTCGCACCTCTTGCAAAGCTTTTTTGTCAATATTAAACCCATTCATGTACATTCTAGTCAAAGTTTTGCACACTTTGTTGGTCACATCCCTGACATTTGTGAGAGAATTAGCCTCAGGCTTGTCATATTCTTCCAACAATCGCCAATACAATGCTTTTGTGACCATAAGATCTTGTCTGAGATACTTTGATAGCTCCTCAAGTGGGATCTCATCCGTTTGATACCCTCTTCTGAAGTAATCTTTGAGTGTATCAGACTTTTTCATGTCAAGATTGTATCGAATCGCACAGTTTTCCAGGCTAACAGATCCTTTTTGACCTCGCTGTAGTATATAATCGCCCAACATGGTGTCAAATATGTCTCCATCGTAGTGGAAACCACATGACCAAAGCCATTGTAAGTCATGTTGTAGGTTATGCCCTACCAAAAGTGTGGTCTTACTTAGTATATCTTTGAGTTCTCCGTAGGCAGAGTCATCCGTTATCTCTTTTTCAAGGTGATTAAACACAAATACCTTGCTGTCATCAGATAAGTGATCTTGTACACCAACAAGCGTCAAAGAATTGTCAGGCTCAAAAGGATCAAGGTGTAGCTTTCCGTCCCTTTTGGTTGTCGTGTTTTCTACATCAAGTATTATCTTCATGCTGAATACCTTCCTGTCTCTACATCTAGTTCAACATGTACAGTACCATGCCAACCTGTAAGTTTATTTTTAGCCAACCGGATGTGACGTTGAGGATCGTTACTGTCCTGACCCTCAATGTCAGGGTTTTTGCTAATCAATAACATCAAATCAGCCTCTGCCGCCTTGCCGGTTTTACTGCCCTCAAGCATAGATTGATTAACATTTATCTTACCCTCTGCCTCTGCTGATAGTTGTGACATCCAAATGATTACGCAGTTATATTTCTTTGCAATGTTTCTTGCATGAATTGCCGCCTCCTTCAAATAAATGTCAGATCTCTCAGATCCGGCTGTAGCAAACTTGTCTCCCATATCAAGAATGATTATATCAGGATGCACACTTTTTGCAAGCTGTTCTACATAATCCATATTCTTATCTGTTGCATCCTTTATGGACAGCAGATTCCTTATAGGATTGTATCTATCAAGTGCAAGCTTCCTATTCTCCAATACCTGATCGCTAGACATCTTTGACTTACAGTAGAGGTATCTGAGGCCTACCCTTTTGTAAGCCTCTTCATTACATAGAACCACACACTTTGCTCCCTGATCTATAAATCCACCCTCAGAGGCGATGAGACTAGCATGGAAAGAAGTCTTTCCGGTGTTAGGCCTAGCACCCACTATTACAAAGTGTCCACCACTTAGTCCCTCCACTCGTCTGCGTAGTGAAGGGATGTTAAACTTCCATTGAAACTTTAAGTTGAGGTGATCGACTAAAGTGTCAAAGCTTATATCGTCACCCTCAAACTTAAAGCTTGGTGTGAAGTCATCCTGATAGTTGTCTAGTATGTTTCGTAAGGGTTCAAGATTATTCTTTGTACCATTCACATAATCAAAGCCAAGGTTAGCTACCTCCTCTCCAACCATCTGTTGAAACAATTTAGACAATACTTCTTTGGCTATCTCGTTATTCATGGCCTCTTCTTTTGCTATCTTATCAAACAGCACTTCAAAAGAGGCCTTGTTAGCCGTGGTCAAGGTAGCATTGTTAGCAAAGAATAAAGCTTGCAACTCCGTGAGAGTTACATCCCTCTCATACTTACCCATAGTTTCGTCAAGCGTATTCTTAATCTTACGCACATCCTTACTAAATATTTTATCAGGACATTTACTACCTTTGTGATCCTCGTAAAAGTCTCTCTGCATTAGACTCCTAATTAGAGCTAGTTCTATCATTCGCTATCTTCTCCTCTATCATTTCATCAATTAAGTTTAGCATCTTATCAAAGTTTTTCTTCTCAAAGTTTTTTATGTAGAACCATTCGTGTGTTCTGTCTCTGCAAAGGCCTTCAGCTAGAGAGTGTGCCATCCTCTCTGCGACTCCTCTGTTCTTTACTATCTTACTAGTCACTAACACATAGTCCCTATGAGGACTACTTGTCTGATAGCTGTTTAATCTATCTCTAGCATCCACAGCTTTACCTATCTTGTACCAATCTTTCCAAGCAGGATTAGTAATGACGTAGACTTCTCCCTCCGTAGACGTTTCATAATTTGCCAAAGATGCAAATGCCGCATCGTTGAATGTTTTATATTTTCCAGGTTTATATAAAGGATGTGACATGGGTATATACCTTCCGTTGACGTACATCCTTCTCTCCATCCTTCTGTACACGGCCTCCTTGCTATCTTTGTAGTATGGTTTCTTTCCGGTCTTTGGATTAATCTTAGTCATTTATAAGCTCCCTTAGTTTGTTAAAATCTGCTGTTCTCTTATACTTCAAGTCATCTTCGATATACAAAGCGTACACCTCAGATGGATCACAGTAACTCTTTAACTCTTTTTGATATTCAAGAGTCTTCCCTACAACGTCAGGGTCAAGAGCTACTATAATTTTGTCAAAGCCGTCTAGGTATTCCTTATGTTCTCGCATCAAGCTAGTTCCAAGAAGGGCAACACCGGTTATGCCTAGTAATGTTTCTCCTATCACGGTAGCTGATATACAATCCTCAACAACAACGGCTGTACTTTTACATGGTGTTAGACGGTGAGAATAATATTTGGCCTCGCCACCATATCTATACCACTTTGGAGTTGAATCATACAATGCTCTGCCTATTGCGTCAATAACTCTTCCGTTTTTATAGATAGGAAACACGGCTCGTTTGTCTTTACAATCGTATTGAAGATCCATACGGAGATCCCATCGTCTGCGAAACCTTTGGATATAAGCGTTGTCACCATCCGTTACAAACTCCGGCATGATAAACTTCTCTTGTGGCTTACTCTCCTCTTGGCCTCTCAGTTTCTTCTTGATCGTATCAGCTAACATATTTGTCATGTACGATCCCTTAACATCACAAGAGGCTCTGTAACAGTTGTACAGCAACAAGCCGTCTTGATTACTAATAGAAAACTTTTTTACTCCATTACACTTGGGGCAATCTAGTGTGAGCGACTCCCCTTCTTTTACGTTTATACCCTCTAAGAAATTTTGTGATGGTATGCTAGGCATTTTTGTACTCCTCTCTCTTATTCAATGCGTTGCTTGCTGAATTAAATGTGTGTTTAATATAGGGTGACATGGAGCTAGGACTATTGTGTCCGGACACAGCCATGATCTGCGTAGTATCTACTCCGGCCTCCACCATCTCTGTAATAGCTGTCCTTCTCATATCCATAGCCGTAATGTCTGCCGGTAAGTTTGCCTTTTTCTTTATAGCATTTACGATAGGACTTATCTCTACGTCTCTATATATTACATATGATCCACTTCTAGGAAACGGATGTGGTGCAACATAAGGTTGAAACCCAAAGTCCTCGTATTGATCTTGCAACATCTTATACATGTTATCGCCTATAGGTAGATGCACCTCTGCTCTTTTCTTTGATTGTTCTAGGTCTAGCCTACGTTCATCAAAGTTTATGTTATCCCATTTGAGAGATCGCATATCGCCAACCCTCTGAGCAAATGTGTAGGCCATGTGAACTATTAAGCCTATACTCCTCCACTTGTAATCTGAATAGGCTGTGTCCAAGAATGTTTTAACTTGGTCTGTAGTCCACATCGTTTTTCTTTGTTGTGTCTTCATCTTTTTTACCAGGCGCATCGGATTCCGGTTGATTAGCTCTAGTTCCTCAGCCATCTTCAATGCCACAGACAGCACGGTGGCCATGAGATTCGCTGTTCGCACACCTCTCTTCAGCCATGATTGATATGCGATCTTGCAAAGGGAAACATTCAAACTAGACAATCGATAATCCCCAAGTGTCCTATCATTTGTGATCTGTGTTTGTGTTGCCTCCATTAGCCGGTAAGCATAACTGTGTTGCGTCTTGCCTCTGAGTGCTAAAAACTGAGGACTTGATAGGTAGTAGTCTACTATATCTCTAACATATTTCATCTTGATCCTCATCCATAGAAAGTTCAATGTAGCTGTACACCCAAAAGAATATGAATAGTGCGAACCATATAGCACAGCACATAAGTAATATTGGTTTTAACATTATTTCTCCCATCTATAAAAAATGTGTTTATTTATTCTGACTATCTTAGTCTTTGTTTTTGCCCACGCAGGTCTGACATATGTTGCGTGGTAGTGTGTTGAACCCTCCGTAACATCCAAGGTAATCTTATCTGTTATTACCATAGAGGCTATCCTCAAAGAATCTCTCCACTTTGGATCTGTTCTGTTTATATCATCAGAACGTCCATCACAATACCAGGAAAACATACAGCGTCCAATCACGACTTTACCATTCTTGTATGTTAACCCTTGCTTAACCACCTCGCACACCGTGTCAGGGTATCTCTTGTCCTCTACTCTGTTCATCACTACTTGTGCCACAGCAATCCTACCCACTAGAGGCTCATGCTTTGCCTCGTGATAGATGTTCGTTGCCATGCACATCAACGCTGTTTCTAATAACATGCTATTGCTCCTTGGTTAATGTAACACCTCGTAATCAAACTCCGGATCATGTTCAACATAACCCACTATCTTTGCGTCAATAATAGTTTCATGGTCTATATCCCAATCACATTCCCTTGCCACTACCTCTGTATTTGGTGCATCATGTTCTACTTTAATTATTATGTATGCCCATTTGCTTTTACTCATAGTATAGTCCAAACTAATGCGTTCAGACCTACCGTTATTGTAACCAATAAGAATATAGTCATTATCAAAGCGATACCCTCATCGTCATTATTCTTCTTCATGGCAAAAGTTCCTCCAAAATTTACAGTTGTTATCCCCCTTACAGACTCGTTCATGCTTGGCCGTTTCCCAACACTCTGATTGCCAAGGCGAGAAATACTTTGTTACGAATCTATCCGTCCAATCTTGTCCATCGTTTAGCCACAAAGCAAAGATGGGTAAGGGTACAAGCAATAGGAACACTACAAAGAAAGCTTTGCCAAATCCCTCGTTATGATATGGTTTCATATTATATTCCCTTCTTTTTGTTAAGGCCTTGTGGATCATACTGATCGTCTACGATCTCGTCCGGCATAAATCGACTACCTGTTCCATCGTCAAACCAATTGTTCATAAACATTAAAATAATTAACGCAATCATAACATAACTAAACCATTTTACAAACCAAATAAATAATCCGTATGCTTGTTGTGCTTGTTCTAATGCTTGTTGTTTTATATCATTATCATTCATACTGTTCTCCTATCCATCGTACTATCTCTCCGGTCTTCCACTTGGCACATTCTTTTTGTGCCTCCTCGTAAGTATCAAATACTTTTACCGGACTATCTTGCGTCCACATTGCTCCACATCCCTCCTTCACATACTCCGTTCCCTCTTCCTCAAAGGGTGTGAATAGGATCGCCCACTTAACTAGTCTGTTCATCCTTCAACTCCTCTTCTAGTTTCTCTTTGAGTTTCTGCTTTAGGTCATCAGCTTTCTTTTTGTCCTCCTTATTGTTGAAGTCTCCAAAATCTATGATGACATGCTTGTCAAACCAATCTTTATGCTTACTCATGTGCTATCTCCTTTATCCCTTCAATTAAATCATCAATCAAATCTCCAATGGTATCTTCATTATCTGTACCATCATGCACACGTTTAATATCTTGTAGTTTATGTGCATCAATGGTTGCTTTTAAATCCACCATGTCAAAATATAATTTATTACACTTGTTTTCAAATTTACTTATCTCCATCTTTTAGCTCCTTTCTTAATAGTTTTGCTTGAAACATCTCATGTTGATGCCTACGCTTGGCAACCTTTTCCCTCTTGTCGTTGATGGTCATGGTTGCCTTGCGTACAAACATTGGGTTACGAGGCTTAGGCTGTTTAACTTTCTTAGCCACTAGCCATGCTCCACGCTTTTGGTATTCCCCATGTTATGCGACTCCTAATATCCTCTACGGTGGAGGCACAATCCGTGCTGTTACCCTCGTCATCGCATCCAATGACAAGACTTCGATTTACCAACATCATATCTTGATTGTTATATTTTATGTTGTACCAATGCTTGTCCTCTGCCGGAGCGTACAATCCTTCATCGTCTACGTAGATACCATCCCCACCGGTTGGTGTACGAACCACATCAAAGGCTCGTACTTTGTGAGAGTTACCAAAAGAGTTAATGAAACTTAGATGCTCATAGATAGTTTTATAATCTCCGTTGTAATCTAATTGCATTACCCTCTCCTCCTTTGGGTCTATTAGTATGGCTTTCATTACGCTACCTCCTTCCCAAAGTATTTCTTAGCTACCTCCGTAGTGATGATATATTCCCCACCGGTTTTGAGATCTTGAATCAGATAGGGTTTAAGTCTCGCCTTACGTCTGAATCCGGATAAGCTAAAGTCTTTACCGTCAAGCTTGGCTATCTTACTGAGATCCAAACCGTCTATCTCTGCAAAATTTTCCAGGTCTTTTTCGCTTTGTGACTTAGCACCTTTCATCCTTAGATTGATCTTGAACGTGACTTCAGTATCATTAAAATTAGCGTTACCTACCTCAACGATAAACTGCTCAAGGCTTTCATTATCATTAAGAACATCGTCTAATATTGCTCTAAGATCTTTTACCATTTTTCTATTTAATAACATTAGTGAATACTCCCTTTTGTGTCTTGGATTAAATACTTAACGAGATCGTTTAAATGCTCGTCTACTGTTCGTTGTTTCGCCCTCATGGATTCAAACATATCCAAACCATCATCCGGCTCGTCCATGATGGACATGTCATTCCATTGGCTATCAACACTATTAAAATCGTTAATAATACTAAGGTCTTTCTTTTTCATTTTCTCCTCCTTAAAAATACCATCTTACTAGTTGGTCTAAAATATAGCAAGCTCCAACGAGCAATATAAATATAGATAGTCCGTGTCCACTTTCTTTATACATCTTTCATACCCTCCAATATGTGAGCGATAACTTGAATAGTCCACCCATTGCCTAACATCTTGTACTGTTGAGACTTTGAGATAGGCTTAACCACTCCATCAAAATTGCCCATAGTACAATACTCATCCGGAACAGTTTGTAGTCTAGCACATTCTTTTGGTGTTAGTTTCCTCCACCGTAGGCCGTCCGTTAAATGATTGTTGTGTTCCCAAGAACTAGTTGTGAGAGATGGAGTCTTACCATCCTTAGCTTTGAGGCCTCCCTTGTTCCATCCTCTAGGTTGCTGATAGATCAAGACATTATCTTTTTGTACAGTGGTAAGACAATTACTTTTATCATCCTCTCTACTCTCCAAATATGGCCGTAGAGGTAGGTCTAGTTGATTGTCTTTACGCACACCGTCAAGCTTGCGTCTATTAACTATACGGCCTCCTTTAGGATCATTGGTAGCAACCTTAGGCTCACGGTGGCCTCCTTGCATAGTGGTAAGTGTAGGAGCTTTACCTTCCGGAGAGTAAACACGTTTAATAATATCATACCCTTTAATCTCTGCTGTCTCTCCTACTTGAATACACCCATTAGATATTGCATAGAGGCCATCCGTGGATTGCTTGTGTTGATTAGATAACAATGCTCCGGCCTTCTCTTGATCCGGTGTGAATGCTCTACTCCTTGGATTATTCTTTGCTCTATCTTGTGCTTTATCTGATAGATCCCAACTATCGTCTAGGCCTTGTTCTAGTATATCAGCTAATACAATGCCTCTATCTTCCGGTTGTTGAATAGGTATAGCTTTATATGTATCTCCATCCCTAACACCAAACCAATACAGCCTATATCTATTCTGCGCTGATACCAAAGAACTATTGATAGCTACCGGATCAAAACCAAGTGTTGAAGATATCAGATCTTTCCATTCTTGTTTCATCCTAACATTCTCTAATAGAATAAACTTAGGTTTTAACTCTTGTACTAGATCCCACCAAACAAAGAATAGATTACTCTGCTTTCCTTCTACTAATCCCTTCTGCTTTCCGGCAAAAGATAGATCTGTACACGGTGATCCGGCAAGCATTAGATCAATCTTTGGTAGTATGCTTGTGTCTATATTCCTAACATCCCCTAAGTGGATCATGTTTGGATAGTTATATCTAGCAACAGCAATTGGATATGGATCTACCTCACTTGCGTAGTACTTGTTTACTTTGATGCCGGCCACATCAAGAGCAATCTGTCCTCCGGAGTGGCCATCAAAACAACTTAGGGCATTTATACCGTTAATCATTTTGTATCCCTTCTTCTTTTGTTGTATGTGGATACCGGAATGAATTGGCCGGTTATCTCACATCTTGGAATGTTTCCGTTACATGCAATGATCTGTTTTCTTATAGCCACATTCTCTTTACTAGTTGATCCTACTTTACCTCGTCTTTCCCTCTTGTCAGATCTTACAAGTGAAAAATGCTTTACGTTTATGTGATCTAAGTTTTCGTATTGTCTAGCCATCGTTAATCTCCTTTTTCTGCTAGTGTTAAAATCTTTATACTCTTTAAATAGTTCATACATTTTAAAAGTCAAGAGAGAGCATCAATTTTTTTAATAAATTTTTCATAATTACTCTCGTTGTTTTGGTAGCGTATCCCTAGTCCTTGGCCTTTTTCTATAAATAGTTTTAGGTTTTGAGGCCGGTCATCCACCAATAAATTAGGCCTATTGTTAGTTGTTGCATACTTCCATTTATCTTTAGTAAATAGCTTATCCAATGGTTTAACCTTGGCCTTTTTAAATATGTCATTTAGCCATCTATTTTTATGATAGACGCTGTTTATAAAATCCCCTTCCAATGGTGTACTTAATATATTCCATTGGCCTTTTGTCTTCTCGTCAATCATCCTTAATAGATCCAAGCTATTAGGGAACAATGGGATCTTATAAAAAAAGTCTGTTCCTTTTAGAGTGTTTAAGATCAACTCTCTACTTTCAATTTCCTTCCAATGTTTAACCTTAAACCACTCTTCTAGTAGTGTATGGAAATCAGCAAAAACGCCGTCCATATCTAATTGTAGAAATTTATATTGTTTCACGTTTTACCTCACTTTCATATTGTAAACTGTGTTTTTTAGCATCTTTATAACTGCCATTAAAATAATCTAATACCTCATATATTGCACTTCCCCAAATCTCACCGTAATCTCTCCAAATCTTAATTTTGTTTTGTTGGTTGTGTCTCTCGTTATGAGGATGATTATTAAACTTAACTATTACCCAAGTTTTATCCATTGTTATTCTCCCCTCGTTTTGTATTTTCTTTTTTCTTTTCCCATAGATCCCAAAACCTTCTGTTGTATTCCTCTTTAGATATAAAAGGTTTATCCATTAAAAGCTTTTTGGCCTTGTCAAAATCAATTGTCATTTTCATTTTGTTTATCCTTCTATTGCTGTTACTCTATCGCTATATACATCATTTACTTTTTTTAATAACTCTTTTGCTCTTTTGTAATTGGTAGTCATTGGAGGCAATGCATCGCCTTTACTTTCCATAAAATCGATTTCTCTCATTAATGCATGCATTAGTGTTATTAATTCTTGTAAATCTAAATCTTTCATTTTGTTTATCCTTCTATTATTTACTTAATACACAAATAGTTCACTTTATAAAAAGATCAAGAAAAAATTTTCCAGGTTTTGCGTTTTCAAAATTTTTTCAAGCCTATTATAAGATCCCAAATTGATAAGGTTATTATTCCGACCAAAGCCGTTATTAAAATACAAACTATTAAAAACATTTTATTAATTCCTTTCCTTTAATTTAATTCTCTAACAAAACCGGTTTGATCTTTAACCGTGTCTTTACCTTTAGGATTTAACAAGACAAACTTATTATTACCATCTATTGGTCTAAAGTCATGAGCATCACCGTCTACAGCATCTTTTGTAATTGTAAGGCCATTACCTAAATTTAGTGTATAGGTTTTTGGTTTTGGTAACCATTCTTTACCATTCTTTTTATTCCTAATAACTACCGTAACATTCATATTCTTTTTAAATGCAAGGCCGACAAGTAAACCGTTTTTCTCATTTAAACTAAAAGTTAAATGGTAGTTTGGTATTGTTGAAATATCTCTATTAATATCTTTTGTATAATCATACCAATATATAGAAGGATATAAGGCAAAAATAGTTTTGTTATCTCTAATAATTATTTTTTCCCATTTAATGTCGCTCATAGTATTTAACCTAAGGCCGGTTTTGTAACCTTGTCTTTTGGCCTTCTTGTCAAAGTTTACTATTTCTCTTTCAAGCTTTTCAAAAAACAATTCTCTATACTCAAAAAATAATATTGTTCTAATCATTCTTGCAATATGCACCGTATGAATACCGTTTGATTGCATATGTCTTTCACCATGGCCACTTTCCATAAGACAATGAATACCACAACCAAAACTTGCATTACTACACGTATTATATTCACTCCAATTAGTAGGCGCAAACATAAGGCCATTAGTTAAAACATTAATTTTTTCATTCTTAATTAACTTAGGATTGTTAGAGAGTAATGACGGTAACATAGACCATTTAAACCGGTTAGTAGTTTTATTGTAAGCCTTGTTTATTCTCTCTCTTGCAAGCTTGCGAATGTTTAAGACAAAAGTGTCATTATTAAAATATTCTTTTAATGATTTATTGTCTTGTCTTAAAGTGTCTAGATAAGGTTTAAAATCTTTTTTAAAGTTATTTAACATTGTTTTGTATTCCTATATTAATTTATTACATAAAGTATTGGCACATATTTCTTGATTATCTTTTTCTATCTCTACACAACCATACCATCCTTTATAATTATCTGATGTTTTAGCACAATTATCAGAACAAAAATATTCTATATCTATTAGATCTCCTTTTTCATTCTCTATTAAGTTTATATTAGCCATTGTTTAAATTCCTTGTTTTGTTGCTGTTACACTATAAATAGATCATTCAAATAAATAGTCAAGCTTTACAATAATTATTTTTTAAAACGTGCATCCCCTCTACAAAATTACATTGGCCAAAATAAAGATAGGGATATGTTTTTTTGGATATGGTTGTAAGTGATAAAATAACACTTATAGAATTATTTAATTTCAAGGCCTTAGTATTTACTTTTTAGTTTAAAATAATTTAATAACTTAAAAGAGGCCGGAAAGTATTAGAATAACTATCAAAAAACTTAATAAATAATAAAAAATATAGCCCCACCGGCCACAGCCACCGGCCTGGTATCCGTTAGCGTATACACAGAAATACACAGAAGGGGTATTTTGAGTGTAAACCACAATAATTTGACACTTTACCCTTTGAGGTAGTATTGTTCTTGACATACCCTAAAAAAGTTGGTATAACATAGTTAGGGACGTTTAGTTAAAACTTTAAAGTTATAACTATTAAATAAATAACTTAAAAAACATTAAGACATATAGTTATAACTACCTCCTTTATTAATCAGTAAATAGAGTAAAAATTATGTTGACAAGAAAAAAGAACAAAGTACAACTATATCCATCTGAAAATGTTATAGAAGACTTCTACAAAGCCCTAGTGGCCAAGGATGAAAGAAAACTAAAACAGGTACATATTCCTAAATCAGATGTTTTTTATGTACGCAAAGCTATCTACATGGATACAGGAACTCTCTATTCCCTAGATCACGTAGAACGTGCTATGTACCTCGAGGGACATTTACGTGCTGACGAGGTGCTAGAACCAAAAAAGCCAAGGGGCTATTGTTCCTATGACACCAATGATGTTAGATAGATGGAAGATACTACCACGACTAATGATGTTGACTATGACAGGCGTTTACATTCGCTGCGTAGAATGGGCTTTGAGTGTTGGACCAGACTTGACGACCCAACAAGCATCCCTGATATCCGTGATTACTGGAGCGATGACAGGCAGTTTCGCCATTTGGATGAACGCAGAACGCTCCAACGAAAAAGAGGTAGACAGATGATTTCATATATGTTAAAATACTTGAAACGTATTTGGTGTGCAGTATTAAACAAAAAGTGCCATGACGAGTGTGACTGCACCATAAAGAAGGATTAATATGCTTGGAACTCTAATAAGTTCTGTATCTAATTTAGCATCGTCCTACATCGAAGGTAAAACAGCGATACAAAAAGCTGAAGCCACGATTAGGATGAAAGAGGCAACAGGCGAGATAGACTGGGACTTAGCTGCTATGAGGGCATCCCAAAGCTCGTGGAAAGACGAATGGCTGACTTTACTTTTCAGTATTCCTCTAGTACTGAGCTTCATGGGTGAGTGGGGCAGGGGCATAGTAGCAGATGGATTTACTGCGTTGGCAGGTATGCCGCAGTGGTATCAGATTGCGTTAGGAGCTATCGTATCTGCAAGCTTTGCCACACGGTCTGCAAGTAAATTATTTAATATGAGGAAGAAGTGAGATTAGGATTGTTAATAAATAGTATGATGGCTATCCTAGTCTTGGCTACGTTTGTAGCAGTAATATTGTAAATGGCAAAGTGGAGTATCCCAATGTTTAAATTATCGAGTAGAAGCCTAGAGAAGTTAGAGGGAGTCAACCCTCTTCTTGTTGACACTGTAAAAGAAGCTATTAAGCTGAGTTCTGTAGACTTTGGAGTTATCTATGGGGTACGTTCCCTAGCAGAGCAGGAGAAGTTGTATAAATCTGGACGCTCACAGACGATGAAATCTAAACACCTGATCCAAGATGACAAGACATCACACGCTGTGGACCTCATGGCTTACGATGGTAGTAACCCAAGTTGGGACATCGTGATGTATGATGACATCGCAGAC